GACAAGGGCAAGACGTCATTCATATCGAGCATCCTCACGGACTTCGCTCCGCAGGTGGTGCAGATGTACGGGAACGAGCGCCCGATCCTGTGGCTGAACAACGAAGGCTCAGGCAAGCGCATCATCCCGCGCATCTATCAGGCCGCGCTCGGGAAGGACCTGAACGAGATCATCAGCATGAGCAACGCTGGCGAACTCGTGCAGGCGTACACCGACGCCATCGGCGGCATCCCGGACCTCATCCGAGTGAAGGACATGCACGGCGCATCGCTCGCCCAGATCGAGCAAGTGATCGAGGCGCAGCGGCCTAGCATCGTGGTGGCTGACATGCTCGGGAACTTCAGGCTGAGCAGCGCCGCCGTGGGTGGCAACAAGGCCGACGCGGTCGAGCAGATATGGCAGGAGTGGCGCGAGCTTATGGTGCGGCATGACTGCATTGGCCTCGCCACCGTACAGATCAGCGTCGAGGGTGGGAACATGCTGTACCCACCGTACTCCGCCCTGAAGGATTCCAAGACCGGCATCCAAGGCGCGACCGACGTGATCCTCATGATGGGATCGCTCGACAACCCAGACGCTCAGACCATCCGTGGCCTGAGTTCCCCGAAGAATAAATTCGCAGCCCCGGGCAAGCCCTCGTGCTTCCAGTCGGAATTGTACTTCGACGGCGCACGCTGCGTGTTCAACGATGGAGCACCACAATGATTTTCGCAACGAGTATCAGCCAAGCGAAGTACCAGATGGCGCTGCAGGACTTCCGCCGCACGTTCCCTGAGAAGGCGTGGGGCCTCACGTTCCACCCCGAGGGTGACCCGTGGTACTTCCCAGACATCGACGCGTACTGCTGCCTGAAGCGCCTGCACAAGGGGCGAGTCGAGGTGACCGGCGTGTTCCGTGCCTCTGGTGCCGGGGGTGCGCATGTGGCGACCGCCGTGGTGGACCTGTGCCGCACGCTGTGGTACAAGGGCATCGAGCTGGATTGCTTCAGCACTGTCGAGCACGTGTGGATCAGCGCCGGCTTCAGCGTCGTGAACACGAAGAAGTTCAACAAGGTGTTCGCCCCTACGCTGTGGCGACCTGAGTACGGCACACCCGACGTGGTGTACCTGTTCCAATACATAGGAGACTGAGATGCCTGCTGAGCTGATGAAGGGCCAGAAGTGGACTGAGCGCAAGCACAAGATGACGTACCCGGCGTGGGTTGAGATCAAGGTGGACGAGATCAGGTGCCGCGTCGTGGTGCTGGACCTCGGCACCGAGCACACCCGCGTGCAGTACCTCTCGTACGCTGAGAAGCCGCTGAACAACCTCTCGATGTACGACGAGGACTGGATCGCGCTGGCGCAGGATACCGGGTGGACTGAGTTCGACACCGGCCTCGAGGTGAACGGGAACTTCAATGACTCGTACCGCTGGGTGCGCAGCAAGGATATCCCAGTTGACCTCATCGGCTCGGTGCGGCACTTCATCCTGTTCGACCTGCCGCAGAGCACGAAGCCGTTCGACGGACGCATGACCGAGCGACACACTGCGGCTGTACTAGCAGCCGCGCGGGACTTCGAGGTGTACCAGCCAGCAGGCTCATGGGCGCACGAGGAGGCAAGCGTCGAGCAGATGTTCACCGTGGCCCGCGAGCGTGGGTTCGAGGGCCTGATGGTCAAGAGCCTAGACCACCTGTACGAGCGCGGGAAGCGCACGAACGGCTGGCTCAAGGTGAAGCCGAGCGACGACGCGGACGGCACTATCACCGCGCTGCACGAGGCTGTGTCGGAGGATGGCACCCCGCTGGGGCGCACCGGCAGCATCACCATCGCCGTCGAGGATGGCAGCACAGCGACCCCGCACGGCATCGCGCATGAGTTAGGCCGCGAGATGCACGAGCACCCGGAGCGGTTCATCGGGCAGTGGGCTGAGTTTGCTTTTATGGAGAGAGACAGGCAAGGTGGATACAGACATCCGGTATTTCGTAGAGTTCGGGAAGCAAAGGCTTGAGTACAGGGAAGGCCAGCTCGTGTGGGCCCAGCACCACCACAAGTGCCGGGTAGGCGCGGCTGCTGGTAACATGCGCCCGAACGGGTACCTGTACCTGAACAACATGCTGCTGCATAGGCTGGTATGGCAGGCGTTCCACGGCCCAGTACCTTCGAACAAGTTCGTGGACCACATCAACGGGGACACCAGAGACAATCGCATCGAGAACCTGCGGCTCGTAACCCCGAGCCAGTCCTCCGCAAACCGGGGACCACTGAAGGTGCGCACGCTTCCGAAGGGAGTGCGGGCGTACCGTGGCAAGTTCAGAGCGTACATCGACGGCAAGCACTTGGGAACGTACGCCACACCCGAGGCTGCGCACGCTGTGCGTGCTGCAGCAGAGACCCCGTATCATAGGAGAACGGCATGATCGCGTACCGCACAGTACGAATCGCGCAGCTACAGCGCGAGCTTGAGGGCATCGTCGCACACATGGCGCAGACACCAGCGCAGCGCAGGCGCTGCCGCCAGATCACGGCTGAGATTGCGCACCTTGCGCTCGCATTACACAGGGAGTTCCCAGAGGAGTGAGTATGCCCCGCATTATGATCATCGACCTCGAGACGGAGAACCACACGCACTGCGGTGCGCTGGCCTCCCCGAGGCACCCAGACAACTACATCGTGGCGGAAGGCCGGGCCATTGATGAACAGCCGTTCGACGGCGTTATCACCGGCACGTATTTTAATAACAAGGATGAGGCGAACGGCGCGAGCTGGCTGAACATCCCGGACGACGTGTGGCTCCTCGTGGCGCACAACGCCGCGTTCGAGATGGACTGGTTCCTCGTGAAGCAGCGCGCCCAGATCGAAGCGTTCTTGGCACGGGGCGGGCGCATCTTCTGCACCGCGTACGCCGAGTACCTCCTGACGAACCAGCAAGAGACGTACCCGAGCCTTGACGAGACCGCCACGAAGTACGGCGGCACGCACAAGGTGGATGGCGTGAAGCTGCTGTGGCAGCAGGGGTACCTCACGAGCCAGATCGACAAGGACCTGCTGTACGACCAGTACCTCATCGGCCCGGGCGGCGACATCGACAACACTCGCCGCGTGTTCTACGGCCAAGTGGCTCAGCTCCAACAGCGCGGCATGTGGGACATGGCGATGCTGCGGATGGACGGCCTGATCTTCAACTGCTTCGCAATGGACGCCGGCCTGCACGTGGATCGTGACATTGCGTTCACCCAGAAGGCCGAGCAGGAGGAGCGCCTCGCTGCACTCGCAGATGGATTTCGTGCGTACCGTACGCACATCCCCGAGCATGTTGAATTCAAGGACACCAGCGACTTCCACATGAGTGCGTGGCTGTTCGGCGGCCCTGTGAAGTACCGCATGCGCGACACGTGGTTCGAGGATGATGGCGTCACGCCGAAGTTCGAGACCATCGAGTGCTACGAGTTCACCGCCGACGACGGCACAGTCACACACATCGCCACCGAGAACATCGACGGCTCCGACAGATTCAGTGCATGCGTCACGGCGTACGGCACACCAACCCGGTACAAGGCCGGCAAGAACAAGGGCGAGGCGAAGCTCGTGAAGCGTCCCTCAGCCACCCCGAAGCAGAAGTGGTACGACCGGCAGCTCATGCTGACTGGTGTGGTTGACCTGAACCTGCTGCCGAAGGACGTGCAGAAGTCGTTCAAGGACGAATTCGCTGGGAAGCGTAAGCTCGCAGACGACACCCCGGTGTACAGCACTGGCTCCGACGCCATCGAGATGCTGTCGAAGCGACAGGAGTTCGACGAGGGCACCCGCACCATGCTGGGCAACCTCCTGAAGTTCGCCAAGATCGACAAGGACCTCGGGACGTACTACCTGCGAGACAAGTGCGACGCTGAGGGGAACGTGCTCAAGCAGTCGGGCATGCTGCAGTACCTCACCGAACAAGACATCATCTACCACGTGCTGAACACGACGAGCACCGTGACCACGCGACTATCGAGCAACCGCCCGAACATGCAGAACACACCGCGTGGCGACACGTCGGAGGTGAAGAAGATGTTCACCTCGCGCTTCGATAATCCGAAGTGGCTGACGTGGGCGTTCATGCACGGCGTGATCCCGGAGGACGTGTACGACGAGTGCATGCTGCTGATCCAACGCGGAGAGCGCGTCGGGGCTGTCATCGAGGCGGACTACTCCGCACTTGAGGTCGTCACCCTCGCAGCGTTCTCGAAGGACAAGAACCTAGTGCGTGCCCTGCTGGACAACATCGACATGCACTGCATGCGGCTGTCGCAGCAACTCGGTGAGCCGTACGAGGATGTCCTGAAGAAGTGCAAGGACGACTCGCACCCCGAGCACAAGCGGTACAAGACGATGCGGACGGACATCAAGCCGAAGGCGTTCGCGTACCAGTACGGCGCAACTGCAATGGGCATCGCGTTCAGCACCGGCTGCACTGTCGAGGATGCGCAGGCATTCATCGACGCAGAGAAGGCGCTGTTCCCGGAGGTCGAGTCGTGGTATGAGCGCGAGGTGTTCGCTCAGGTTGAGCGCACCAAGACGATACACCGCGAGCAGGCCGACAACGGTAGCTGGCGGGTGTACGGGCGCGGCACATGGACCAGCCCTGCTGGCACGACGTTCGAGTTCCGCGAGTACCCGAAGGCGAAGTACATCGAGGGGCGGCGCGTCGAACTCATGGAGTTCAAGCCCACGCAGATGCGGAACTATCCGATTCAAGGGGAGTCCGGGTTCTTCGTGCAGGGCATCGCCGGCCAGATCATGCGCTGGCTCGTCTCGCGTGGCTTCTTCGGTGGCCGCGTGTTCATCATTAACCAAGTGCACGACGCCGTGTACTTAGACTGCTGCTTGTCTGTGCTGCCCGAGGTAGCCGCAGCAGTGAAGCACATCATGGAATCGTTGCCCGAGTTCTTCAAGCAATTCGGATACGATCTGGGTGTACCGTTCCCCTGCGAGGTTGAGGCAGGGCCATCAATGTACGAGAAAGCGAAGGTACTATGAAAGCACTCGCAGTAATCCTACTGGTGTACTTGGGGGCGGTGTTCGCCTCCGTTGTGTTCGCCGCCGTTTCTTCCATCTGATCAAGGAGATCAAGACTATGTCCGCAAAACTTCAGCAGTTCCTCGAGCAAGCCAACCAAGACGCCGCCGAATCCGGCATCGACATGAACGAAGCCCAGAAGGGCGGCGGCGGTGCACGCCTCCTCCCCGAGGGCTACGCATTTGGACGCCTGATCGAGTACATCGAATTCGGCAACCAGCCGCAGGAGTTCGGTGGCAAGGCTAAGGACCCGGCACTCGAGTTCGCCGTGGGCTTCGCACTCTGGGGCCAAGGCTACCAGAACGACGACGGCACCCCGGTGATCGTCCGCACGTACAACACGGCGCTGTCCCGCAATGAGAAGTCCCGCGCATTCAAGATGTTCAAGGCGCTGAACTGGAAGGGCACCGCCAAGAGCTACGCTCAGCTCATGGGTGAGACGTTCTTGGTCAAGATCAAGCACGTGCAGAAGTCCAAGACCGACACCAGCATCGTGTCACGCATCGACCTCGACGGATTCCTACCGCCGCTCGACCCCGTGACCCGCCAGCCGTACCCGATCCCGGAAGCCGCTGACGAGCTGTACCGCATGTTCCTGTGGGCGCGCCCCACCAAGGAGGCTTGGGATGCTCTGTACGTCGAAGGGAAGTACGACGACGGCGTGAGCAAGAACCGTGTGCAGGAGACCATCCTCGCAGCTCTGGACTTCCAAGGCTCGCCGCTGCAGCTCCTGCTGTCGAACGGTGTGACCTCGCTGCCGGCACCCGCAGCACTGCCCGCTGCGCCCGCTGTAGCGCCCGTGGTGGCTCCCGCAGCCGTCGCCGGTACCATCGCCCCAGCCGCACCCGTTGCGCCTGCTGTAGGCGTTCCTGCGATGCCTGCTGCGGTAGCCCCGCAGGTGGCCACCCCTTTTATGGCCGCACCCGCTGTGCCTACTGTCCCAGCCCCGATGGTTGCGCCCACGACGGTTGTGCCTTCGATGACGACATCCCCTTCTGAGCCTGTCCTGCCTGTATGATCATTCAGGGCGTTGATACTAGCGCCCTGCCCGATCAGTTCGACAACGCCGTGCCGGGCCGTACCCTGATAGTCGATGGGGATGGCCCGTGCTACGTGGCGTCGGCCACTGCAAAGCGGCTCGACACCGCGCTCAGGCACTTCCAGAGCGAGATGCTGAAGCGTATGTTCCTGACGAAAGCCACGGACATCCGCATCCACCTCACTGCGAAGTCATCTGACAAGCACGGACGCTTCCGTGTGAAGGCGGCGAAGCCGTACCAAGGGCAGCGCAAAGGGAAGTCGAAGCCGGCTCTGCTTGAGCCGCTCCGCGAACTCGTGGCTGATAACAGCACGTGGCTCGAGGAGTACTGCGTGTTCCTGCACAGGGAACTCGAAGCAGATGATGGCATGATGCAGGACGCGTACCGGCTAGGGCCGCACGGCGTTATCACCTCCGAGGACAAGGACCTCCGCATGACCCCGCACCTGTACTACGAACAGGAACGCGGCGAGGTTATGCCCGGGCAACCCGAAGGGTGGGTAAGCCTGAAGCTCACACCAGCAGGGAACGTCAAGATGACCGGGCAAGGCCCGATGTTCTTCTGGGCGCAGATGCTGGCCGGCGACACCGCAGACAACATCGGCGGCATACTGAAGTTCGATGGCAAGCTCTGCGGCCCCGCTGGCGCAGTTGCTGCGCTCGGGGAGTGCACGAACGTGCACGACGCGGCGAACATCGTGCTCGATGCGTACCGCAAGATCAACCAGAACGCAATCGCAGAGGGGTGGCTGTTATGGCTCACCCGCTGGCACAACGACAACGTGTACGAGTACATGCGGACGCTGAACCTCAGCCCCGCGAACCAAGACTTCGTGCAGGACTGCGTGCGGCGCGATTGGGTGACACCGAAAGGAGAACAAGATGAGCGAGACACCAACGCTTGACGCAGCTAGGCGCTGCCTGCAGGACTTGGGCCTCAGCCTGAAGGACGCACTCACGCATGGGCACATAGTGGACCTAGACGTGATAAGCGAGACCGGGAACTACGGCCTCGACGCCGATCTGTATAGCGCAAGGATGCCCGCAGCGGTACAGCCGATAGGGAGCTGGCATGCATTCGGAGCAGGGCGCGACATCGACTTCGTCGTGTACTGCAACGTGTTCACGCTTGAGTACTCTGTGGAGCTACTCATCGAGCAAGGGTACACCCGGAGCAGCACACCCGAGCACCCTGAAGGGTACCCGGAGAACGACGTGTTCGTCGCGCTGCGCAAGGGCATGCTGAACGTGCTACTCACCGCGAACGAGCGGTTCTATGAGCGCTCGGGGCTGGCGTACGAATTGGTATGCGCCCTGAACCTGCGCGAGAAGCGTGACCGTGTGATAGTGCACCAGATCGTTGTGGATGGAGGCTTGCATGGATGAGCCAGTCGGACGCACAGTGAAGCTCGCCCGCAGTATGATGCGGGCGTACGCACACAAGATGCTGAAGGAGCAGTTCGGTATCTGCCCGCTGTGCGGGAAGCCAATCGACCTGACAATCAAGGGCGAGGGAGTGATCGACCACGACCACGACACCGGGCGCATACGTGGCCTGCTGCACCGGAGCTGCAACGCAGCCGAGGGTAAGATCAGCAACGCCGCCGCGCGCTGGGGTGCGAAGTCGAACAGTTACGACGCGATCATCCCGTACCTCGAGAACCTCGTCGTGTACCTGCGGAACCCGCCGCGCAACGTGATCTACCCGATGCACAAGACTGCGGACGAGAAGAAGGACGACCGCAACCGCAAGGCACGCGAAGCCCGCGCCGCCGTGAAAGCTAAACGTGAACTACTGGCCCGCCAGAGAAAAGGAACCGTATGACCCATATTTACCAAGGCCCGAAGATTCTCACCGCTGACATCGAGACCCTGCCTATCACCACGCACAACTGGCACCTGTTCGACGAGCCGCGTGCTCTGGACCGACTGGTCAAGGACTGGTCAATCTTCATGGGTGCGACGAAGTGGTACGGCCAGAAGAAGGTCGAGATCATGGACACCGAGAGCACCGGCGATCCGTACGACGACAAGGAAGTCGTGCGCTGGCTGTGCGATCAGCTCGCCTCCGCCGACATCGTTATCGGCCAGAACGTGCAGAAGTTCGACCTGCGCAAAATCCGCGCCCGGGCGATCTACCACGGACTGAAGCCGTTCCGCGAGCCGCAAGTCGTGGACACCCTGCTGATGAGCCGCGAGGTTGCGCAGTTCACCTCGCACAAGCTCGAGTACATGAGCGCAATGACGCGCACGCATAAGTCGCAGCACTTGAAGTTCCCGGGCTTCGCACTGTGGCTCGCAATCATCGACGCGAACCCTGCGGCGTACAAGGAAGCCCGTGCGTACAACCGCGACGACGTGAAGGCGACCGAGGAACTGTACCTGAAGCTCCGCCCGTGGGCGCGCAAGCACCCGAATATCGCGCAGTACTTCGACGATGAGCAGCGCCGCTGCCCTCGCTGCGGTAGCGTGAACGTGCGCAGCACTGGCCTGATCCACCGGGGCGTGAGCACGTACGACTCGTACGAGTGCGACTCCTGTGGCGGACACAGCCGCAGCCGGTACACCCAGAACTCGAAGGCGAAGCGCGCAAGCCTGATCACCTGCATCTAAGGAGAGCACATGAAGCCCACGTTCAAGATTGGGGACCGTGTCCGCCGCGTGAGCGGCGAGCACAACGACATGAAGGTCGGTGATATTGCCTCCGTGGAGGGCATCACTGCGTACGGCATCGTCGTGACCGGGTACCCCGAGTACATCGGCTGGAAGCACACCGGAGCGCATGACCCAAATAACTTCGAGCTGGCCGATGTTGATGGCCGCATCGCCCCGCCCGTTGGGCTGAGCATGCACCTCAGCACCGACCCTGCCGTGCGCAAGGGAAGCCCGATCACCACGGGCGTGCTGGACTACTTCCCCCGGGCCATCGCTGCCGTAGCGCAGTGCAGCAAGGCCGGGAACGACCAGCACCACCCCGGGCAACCGCTGTACTGGGAGAAGGACAAGTCTGCGGACCACGCGGACTGCATCGCCCGGCACCTGATTGACCGGCACACCACCGACACAGACGGCGTACTGCACGCAGCCAAGCTCGCTTGGCGTGCGCTCGCACTGCTTGAGACAATGCTAGAGGAGAAACAGAATGCTGTTTGAATTCAAGAAGTTAGAGCAGACCGACGGCGACCGCCTGAGTGATTCCGTGTACGCTGCGATGGAGACCGGGAACCCCGGAGCCGCCCGCACTGCACTGGCATCTGCCCCCGAGTCCCTCGATGGCCGCGTCAAGACCCTGCGCATCGAGGTGCAAAAGAAGTACGGCGTGCGCCTGTAATCATGCTCGACCAGCGCGCCGCACAACTACAGCAGGAACTCGAGTCAGACGCGTCGGCACAGGCCGCACGGCTGGCTGCGCTCATCAAGGCAAGTAAGGAGGGAGACCCGGAGTTACCGCGTGCGCATGCGCTGATCGGGCGCATGTGCGCCGCCGTGCAGGATGAGCTGACGCTCGCCGCAGAATGCAAGACCCGTGGGCTGGGTGGGAAGTACAAGAACTGGCTGCGCGCCCTGCCGACCGATGTGGCAGCGGTGATCGCGATCCGCGAGTGCATCCGCCTGTGCACCAGCCCCGAGACGCACGTGCATATCCAAGACCTCACGTTCAACGTGGGCAAGCTCTGGGAACTCGAGGTTCGCATCCGCCAAGCGGAGGCAGTGAACCCGATGTACATGCAAAAGATTCATGATCAGGTGAAGGAGAACTGCACCCGGGACTACGGGCACCTTCGCCGGCTGTACAACGTCGCCGTCGAGCGCGTGTTCAAGGGCACGCTCGACCTGAGCCTCACGAAGTCCGAGATGATGCAGATCGGGAAGTTCGGGGTAGACGCGTGCTACACCGCTGGCATGCTCGAAGTCGTGCGTGGCACGAACAAGAACGGCACGACCGTGGCGTATGCACTCGCACCTGAAGTTTCTGAGTTCCTGCATGGGTACACGCACTCGGACGTGCGGAACCTGATCAGCAAGGAGGACACCCGCATGACGTGCCCACCCGATCCGTGGACACACCTCGGGGATGGTGGGTACCTCAGCCTGCGCCGCAAGGCGGCAGCGCCGCTCCTGAACGTGCGCAAGCTCCGCAAGGGGATGCGTGAGCAGGTGGCGGCTGCGTTCACTGCGGAGAACATGCCCGAGGTGTTCGGGGCAGGGAACTTCATGCAGTCCATCCCGTTCAGCATGCACGGCCCGACGCGTGACGCCATCGTCCGCGTGTGGAGTGCAGGCGGGGCGGTGCTCGGCGTGCCCGACGTGAACGGCCCGAGGAAGCCTGACTTCCCATACCCCGACACGTGGACCAAGGAGGGTGCCCCGGAGGAGGAACTCGCCGTGTTCAACAGGTGGAAGCGCAGCACCGCTGCGTACTACACCGAGCTACGGGAGTGGCGTGGCCGCATCCGGGAGGTAGGGTCGTTCGTGAAGGCGACCCGCGAGGCTGACGGCCCGTATTGGTTCCCGGTGTACTTCGACTCCCGTGGCCGCTGGTACTACCGGGGCCTGCCGAACCCGCAAGGCTCCGACCTCGCGAAGGGCGTGCTGCACTTCCATGAGAAGAAGCCGCTCGGCGCACGTGGTCTGTTCTGGCTGAAGGTGCACATCGCGAACTCGTACGGCTTCGACAAGGAGCGTATGCAGGACCGCGCCCGGTGGACGGAGCAGAACTGGACCCGCATAGAGGCGTCTCTGGACGCCCCAGAGGACTCCCCGGAGGTCTGGGGTACCGATGCCCCGTGGTGCATGTTCGCAGCCGCGTGGGAGCTTCGTGAGGCCCTGCGGAGTGGTAGGCCCGAGGCGTACTGCACTGGCATCCCGGTGCACATGGACGCAACGTGCTCAGGGCTGCAGCACTTCAGCGCCCTGCTGAGGGACCCGGTCGGCGGGCTGTACGTGAACCTAACCGACCCGAACAAGTGCGGCCCCAAGCAGGACATCTACAGCCGCGTGGCAACCGCCACGATGCAGATGCTGAAGCGAGACACCGAGAGCCAAGACGCCGAGGAGGCAGCGCTCGCGGAGTGGTGCCTGCGCGTAGGGATACCCCGGAAGCTCGCGAAGAAGCCGGTGATGACGTACGTGTACGGCGCAACCCTGCGGGGCACTGCCGAGCACATCGAGTACATGCTGAGCAAGGAGATTCTGGCGGAGTCCAAGGAGCAGTGGCTCGACGAGACCAAGACGTTCGAGCACAGCATGTACCTCGCGAAGAAGCTCTTTCAGGGCATCGCGGCAGCCGTGCCTGCAGCGGCCTCGGCAATGCACTGGCTCAGGGAGATCGCGAAGCAGCAGCCCAGCGGCAAGCGCATGGCATGGAGAACCCCGACAGGCTTCTGGGTTCAGCACGATTATCAGGACTTCACGGACACTAAGGTCCGCCTGAACTCGTGCGGAGTGGTGCAGGTCTGGGTGCGGGAGTGGAACGAAGGCACCCGCGCGCATGCAATGCAGAACGCTATCAGCCCGAACTTCGTGCATGCACTGGATGCGAGCCACCTCACGATGGTGGCGAACGCGATGCAGCGTGAGCAGCTCAGCATGGTTGCGATTCACGATTCCTTCGGCACACACCCGTGTGACGTTGACAGCATGCACTCACACATCCGCACCGAATTCGTGCGCCTGTACTCCCGCCCGAACCTGCTGGCTGAATTCCTGTGGGAGGTTGACGGCGTGGGTGAGCCACCTGCCAGAGGATCACTTGATCTGTTGGAGGTACTCGAGAGTGAATTCATGTTCTCATGAGCTTCCCGTGCATTGTAGCCGGGAGACTGGATTCCTTCTCGTGACCTCGAATGTATCCATTCTAGGGTGATTCTAAGTGGGTACTCAAGCAAATCAAGCACTTACGTACAGGGTGCCTCATTTAGAATCACCCGTAATGGACTAGGAGAAACCTATGACTATCACAACCCGCTTACAGGAAGGGCAGAGACTCTCCCCGTATGCAGAAGTGCACTTCACACCTGCCCAGCTTCAATACCTCGAACACTGCTTCCCCGCTGTTGCTTACGGCGCGAACGCTTCAGAGGCTGAGATGCGGCATTACTTCGGAACCCAGACCGTCGTGCAACAGGTTCGCCTGAGAACACGAGGACTCAATGCAAGTTCAGACATCCCCTCGCCGGGCAGGTGACGCCCTCCAAAACGTCGAGCTGTTCGAGCGGGCTTGGGATGAGTGCATCGAGCTGCAGGTGCAGGATAAGCACACATGGCTCGGTATGACACTGCTGGCGCTCTCGCAGCTTGACCGCTACGAGGTGTTCGTTGTGCGTGACGGCAAGATGGTGGGCGCGATAGTGCTCGCCTCTGATCCGTGGGACGTGCATGTGGGGCCGTGCATGTCTGTGTTCTCACAGTACGTGCTCCCCGAGTACCGATGCACAGGAATAAGCCGTGCCCTCATGCGTGAGGCGTTCAAGATTGCACGAGATAACTGTGCCGGTGTGCTCGCGTACACCCACCGAAAAGCGCCGTGGCGCTACGAAACCATTTACAAAAGGATACCAGCATGAAAAAAGTTAAGGTTGACAACTCAGGCGTCGCCGCCGCTAACGCCGCAATGGCGAAGGCCCAAGAGGCCGCAACGAACCTGAGCAAGAACTTCGGCGCAGACCTCAAGACCGACAACGTGGCCAAGGTTGTATCCGGTGACGGCAGCGAAGGCCCGCAAGGCTTGCTCTCTGGCGTCGTACAGCGCGCACGCAAGAAGCGCTCCGGTGGGCTGTCCTCGCAGCTCGGCGTGAACGTCTAAGCACATGGCAGGGCTATCACACAAGGCCCTTTTCCAGAAGTACCGCGATGACACAGTCATCAACCGCTGCGAGCAGTACGCACGGTGGACACTGCCGTACCTGATGGCAGACCTCGAGGAGGTCAGCTCGTCAGGACGTGTGGTAGTCGAGCGGGACTTCCAAGAGATCGGCGCACTATTTACGAACAACTTGGCGAGCAAGCTCACCCGGTTGCTATTCCCAACGCAGCACCCGTTCTTCCAAGCAAGCGCCTCTGGCGAGTTCAAGCGAGTGGCAACCCAGCAGGGCCTCGATGAGGCTGGGCTTCGTGCCATGTTCGCACGCATCGAGATGTCCGCGAACAAGCGGCTGTTCGTGAACTCTGGGTACGCAGCACTGATCCTCGCGCTCAAGCACTTGATCGTGACTGGGCAGGCCCTGCTGTACAGGGACTCCGCCCGTGGGCAGGTCGTCACGTTCGGCCTGCAGAGCTTCAGCACCCGCCGCGACAGCAATGGTTCCCTCATGGATTGCATCCTGCGGGAGTACACCACGGTCGAGGCACTGCCCGAGGACATCAAGGCCGCACTGCGGCTGGCAAGCGGGTCGAAGTACAAGCTCGATACGCAGCAGGTGCAGAAGTACACCCGCATTCATCGCAAGACGATGAACGGCAGGGAGGGGTACGAAGTATCCCAAGAGGTTGACACCGTCTCGGTCGGCAAGGCAAGCTGGTACCCGAAGAACCTGTGCCCGTGGATGTGCCCGACTTGGGTGATCATCCCCGGCGAGCACTACGGGCGCGGTATGGTTGAGGATTACGCAGGCGGGTTCGCTCGCCTCTCTGGCCTCTCTGAGGCTGCGGCACTGTACGGCATTGAGATCATGCGTGTGGTGCACCTTGTAGGCGCGGGCGGCGGTGGTGACATCGACGAACTCGCGAACTCTGAATCAGGTGAGTGGGTGCGGGGTGACCCGAACAACATCGCCGTGCACGAGGCCGGTGACTCGCAGAAGCTCGAAGTCGTGGAAGCACAACTAGAGCGCGTCATCGGGCGGCTTGCAAAGGCGTTCATGTACCAAGGCGCGACCCGCGATGCGGAACGCGTCACTGCGTACGAACTGCAGACCGACGCTCAGGAAGCTGAGTACGGCCTTGGCGGCGTGTACAGCACCCTCTCAGGTGGGATTCAGGTACCTATGGCACACATCCTCATGACTGAGGTGTCGGACATGGCGCTGCCGGGACTCATCTCGGGTGAGCTACAGCCCGATGTTGTGGCCGGTATCCCCGCCCTCGGACGTTCCTCGGACGTACAGAACCTACTCATGGCGGCGCAGGAGCTGAGCGCAGTGATCCCCGTAACTCAGGTGGACAAGCGCATCAACCCGCAGAAGGTGGTGGACATGATCCTCACCGGGCGCAGCATCGACACGGAGGCACTGTTCTTCACGCAAGAGGAGCAGAAGGCCAACCAAGAAGCTGAGACCGCACAAGCTAACGCAGCGCAGAACCTGCTGCAAGCTGGCACACTGGCTGATCAAGCCGGCCAGCTCACATCGACACTCGAAGGAGCGCAATGACACAGACCGCAACCCCGACCCAGCCCGACGTTCAACCGGCATTCACCGTGCCCCCGGCAGGTGACCCGGCCAGAATCCCGGGCGGCAATCCGATTGTATCCCCGGGACAGAACCCCGGCTGGCTCCCGCAGGGCCAGCAGCCTGCCGCTGTAGCGCCTGTCGCGCCGCCGCCTGCACCCGCTGCCCCTGATATGTCTAGCATCGTGGCGATGCTGCAGTCTGCCCTCGCCGGCAGCGCAGCCCCCGCCGCACCTGTGGTCCCGGAAGCGCAAGCTACCGAGCGCCCATCGTGGATGCAGACATCGGCAAATGAGTTCGACGTGTCGCAGATCGACGACCCCATCATCCGCAGCATGGCCACAGTCATGCAAACGGTTGGGAAGGACCTCGACCTCGACCGCGTTCTCGGCAAGGCACTGGCTCACGGTGACGCATCCCTGATCGACGAGGCATACCTCGCAGAGAAGGGCGGCGCTAACGCGAAGCAGCTCGCTGAGATCGCTCGTGGTATCGTGCAGGCCGTTGAGGCCAAGGCTGATGCCGTGACGTCGTCGGTGCACGCCCTCGCAGGTGGTGAGGCTGGCTGGAACTCCGCGGTCGCTGCGTTCAACGCATCGGCCCCGCAGGAACTCCGCGTCACCATCGCGCAGATGCTGGACTCGCCCAAGGCGGAGTTCGTCACTGCAGGCGCTAAGATCATCGCTGAGTTCGGCAAGAACTCTGGCATGATCCCGCAAGCCGGCGCTCCGCTTCTGCAGAACGCAGCAGGCGGCATTGCTGGGCAAGGTCTGAGCAAGGCAGAGTTCCAGTCGGAACTGAAGTCGCTCAAGCCTGACACCCCCGGGTATGAAGAAGCCCGCTCCGCGCTGTTCGCACGCCGCTCACTCGGCAAGCGCTCTGGCAAATAATTAATCGTAACTCTGAAGGAACTTAAATGTCTCTCGCATCCGGTACCGATACCACCGCCGAAATCGTCACGCTGGCGAACGCTGTAGCCAAGCTGGAAGTCATGCTGCGCCCGTACAAGAACGGCGACGCAACTGCCACCAAGCCGGGCCGCTTCACCGAAGCCCAGATCGACACGCAGATCACCGCCGTCTCGAACGCGATCACCGCTGTCAACGCGTAATTCAAACTTAATTAAGGAAACCTGAAAATGGCTGATACCCCGTACGTCAATACCATGTCCCGTCCCCACTGGGGCGGCTCCGATGCCGACATGGACATCCACCTCGAAGCCTACGAAGGCGACATCGAGGGTTCGTTCCGTGTTGAGTCGCTGTTCCGTTCGAGCGGCCTGACGAACTTCAAGACCGTTGCTGGTCGCACGAACACTTGGCGCGGTGACCGCGTCGGCGGCGCTACCGTCAAAGGCCGTAAGGCTGGCGAAGCTCTGGACCCGACCCGCATCGTGAACGAGAAGCTGCTGATCACCGTGGATACCACGAGCTACATCCGCACGCCCATCGACTATCAGGATGACTGGACCGCTCCCGACTTCCAAGCCGAGTACTCCGCCGAACACGGCAGCTCGCACGCGAAGTCGTTCGACCAAGCTCACCTGATCCAACTGATCAAGGCCGGCACTTGGGAAGCTCCCGCCTCGCTGAAGGCCAGCGGCTCGTTCTACGACGGCATCGCCCTCACCATGACCGGCTACGCCGCTGCTGTTGCTCTGGGCACCGAAGCCGGCAACGAGACCGCTGCGAACCTGATCGTCCAGAAGCACAAGGACGCTCTGGCTACCTTCGTCAAGCGTGACCTCGGCGGCTCTCTGGCTGAGTTCGTCACCCTGATCGAACCCGATGCGTTCAACGTCCTGCTCGACCACAAGAAGCTCATGAACGTGGACTTCCAAGGTGGCATGGGCGACAACAACTTCGCATCGCGTCGCATCGGCTGGCTGAACGGCGTGAAAGTCATCGAGACTCCCCGGTTCCCGACTGGCGCAATCGCTGCGCACATCCTCGGCCCGGCGTTCAACGTGACCGCTACCGAAGCCAAGGCCCGTGTCGTGATCTTCCACCCGCGCAAGACGCTGGTGACCGTCGAAGCACAGAGCATGGTCGCTCGCGTGTGGGACGACAAGGAGAACTTCGCGAACGTGCTGGACTCGTACACCATGTACACTGTCGGCATCAAGCGCGGCGACGCAGTCGCTGTGCTGTCCACCGACTAATTGAACTGCCAACTAGGGGAGCATCCGCAAGGGTGTTCCCCTTTTTGTCGTTCGGAGGTTTGAAATGGAACTACTCACCGCAGTAAACCTAGTACTCCCGAAGCTCGGAGAGCGCCCAGTGACGTCGCTCACTGTGAAGCACCCGACGCTCGCAATCCTACTACCCATCATCGACCAGACGCAGCGCACTGTGCTCATGTCCGGGTGGTGGTTCAACGAATTCGATTATAAGGCATACCCGAACGGTGACGGCGAGATCGACATCGGCGCGGACGCCTTAGCCTTCATCCCGTACACAGCCGGGACCGCCGTTGTGCGCGGGCAGCGCCTGTACAACCCCGCCACCCTCTCGTACGTATTCACGGAGCACGTGCCGGGCGTGGTGATCCAGAACGTCGCGTTCGATGAACTCCCAGAGTCCGCCGCGAATTACGTGTTCTACTCCTCCCTCGTCGAGGCGTACGCCACTGACTTAGGTGTGACGCAGGAACTCACCGTGTGGCAGAGCCTAGCAGCATCAGGTTGGAGTGCGATGCTGTCCGAGCACCTCAAGCAGCGGAAGCACAGCACGCGGAAGTCGCGCCGCTGGCAGAACATCCTCAACGCAATGCAAGGATAATTTATGTCAACTTACGAAGCAGCATACGAGTCTCTCCTTCAGGGGGTCTCACAACAGCGCCCTGACGAGCGCTTGCCGGGGCAGCTAACGTCGCAGACGAACATGCTATCCGACCCAGTCACGAACTTGCGGCGCAGACCCGGTGCGATGTTTCGGAAGTCCTTGACAGTGGACGACGCCACGGACAGCTCTGTGCGGGCGTGGTTCACCGACATCGCCGGGGCACGCGTGCACATCGTGCTGAACACTGCTGATGGTAGTATCCGCATCCTCGATGAGGACTACACCGTGCTGAGCACCCTCGCAGCCGGCGCGTACCTCACCACCGTCACCCCGAGCGACATCCGCGTCGGCACCGTGGGTAACGAGTTCATGCTGTGCAACGTCGGCAAGACACCGTCGCTGGTGTATGGAGAGGCAGCCCCCGATCCGGGTAAGCGCGGCTTCCTGTACGTAGTGGCTGGCGCATTCAGCAAGACCTACGAGGTATCTGTTACGTGGTCCGGTGGGGCTAAGACTGGGGTGTCGTACACGACCCCATCTGGTGCCAGTGCCGGGGATGCTGCACTGGCGACCCCAGAGTACATCGCGGCTACCCTTGCCACCCAGCTATCGACCGGGGCGTCCCCTGTCACGGTGTACAGGTCTGGGCCATACGTATTCATTCAGTACAGCTCCGACATCAGTGTGAATTCTAGCACCGGGGATGCGTACATGGTGACGTCGAAGGCGCAGTACGTGCCCGTGGCTGGCACACTGCCCTCCCGCCTCCCAGCGGAGGGGGATGGCTTCATCTGCCGCGTGGGTGTGTCGCAGTACTTCAAGTACCAGCACAGCACGACCGAGTGGCGCGAGTGCGGCGTGTGGGGAAGCCCTACCAGCATCACGAACGTGCCGATCAGCATCATCTGGAATGGCTCCGCGTGGGCACTGAACACTGCGGCATTCGCTGGGCGGGCGGCGGGTGATGACACTAGCAATCCGCTCCTTGAGTGGATGACGTACGGCATCACTGGCATGGGTGCATACCAAGGGAGGCTTGTGATCCTATCTGGGCCGATGGTGGCACTCAGCGCGAGCGCGCAGCCACGGAAGTTCTTCCGCACCACTGTCACCAGCATCCTATCCTCGGACCCTATCGAGGTTGGCGCGGGCATGCAGAGCGCTGCCGCGTACGAGTACGCCGTGCAGTTCCAGAAGGACCTCGTGCTGTTCAGCAGGATGTATCAGGCCGTGCTGCCGTCAGGTGGGCAGGCTGTAACGCCAACAACTGCGACGGTACTGCCCACGAGTTCACACGAGGTGGATACGACATGCCCTCCGGTGAGCGTGGGCCGCACACTGATGTACTGCACGCCGAAGTCCGAAGATTTCTTCGGCGCGCTCGAGATGATTCCGTCCGAGTACAGTGACGCGCAGTACACCTCGCACGACGCTACGCCGCACCTGCCGAAGTACATGGGCGGGCGCTGCCGCTTCGCCGTGTCCTCGGGTGTGGCGAACCTCGTGCTGTTCGCACCGAGCGGGGATATGAACTCACTGATTGTGCATGAGTATCATTGGAGTGGGAACGAGAAGCAGCAGCAGGCTTGGCACCAGTGGCTGTTCGAGTACCCTGTCGCAGCGGCGTACTTCGCAGGTGATCTCATCGTAGTCATGTTCGTGAAGAACGAGACTATGGTGTTCTGCACCATCGACCCGCGTGCAGGGCTGCTGAACGTAGACGGCGAACGCCGCCCATTCCTAGACGGATACACCACGGCGGAGATCGTCGATCACGTCGTGACAATCCCGGCGTGGTTGCTCGCGTTTGACCCGGCAGTCGGGGAGAAGCTCTCGCTCGTGCTGCTCACTGGGGCACTCGCTGGCGAGCCTGTCGGCGCAACGCTGAATGAGGCCGGCACTGAGTTCACCACGGTGCTATCCCACCCGAGCGGAACAGTAGGCATCGGGGCGAGGTACTACAGCGGGTTCATCCCATCGGCCCCGGTAGTGCGGGACTACGACTCCAAGGTGATCCACAGCGGCAAGGCTACCCTGCTACGCTTCTTGGTCGGCACCGAAGGCTCCTCGGAGTTCAATGTGGTGGTGTCCGACTCCGCGGCAGAGGGCGAGGAGGTAGACGTCCCGACTCTAACGTGGACCAGCTCCGAGCTAGAGCTAGGCAGAGGTCTGTTCAGTGAGACCGCAGCGAGTGTCGTGCCGTGCAGGACGCGTATGCGCAGCACGAACATGGAGGTGTTCACGGAGGATACTGGTGAGCTGAATATCACGTTCCTTGAGTACGTGGCGAAGTTCCATCCCAAAATCAAACGGAGATAATCATGCAGATCGAAGTGGTGCCCAAGCGGGCAATGCAGGCGGCGCGACGCAGCGCCATCCTGCGGCTACAGCAGCGCATCCTAGACTCGGGGCACGCTGTAGGCCCGGAGTCGTGCCCTGTGAAGCACCACTTCGCACCCGGCGCGTACGGCAGGGAAATGTTCCTGCCAGCCGGCATGGTAGTGGTAGGTAAGATTCACAAGCACGCGCATGTGAACGTGATCAGTAAAGGACGCGTGCAAGTATTCACAGAGCACGATGGTGTACTCGAGCTAAGCGCTCCGTGCACCTTCGTGTCATCGCCCGGGACTAAGCGGGCCGTGCACGTCATCGAGGACACTGTGTGGACCACGGTGCACGTCACAGACAAGACCGACCTAGCGGACATCGAACGCGAGGTTATCGCAACAGACTTTTCGGAGGTAGAATCATGACTTGGTTTATGGCAGGAGGTGCCGCCCTATCGGTGGGCGGGAGCTTGCTCTCGGGTAACGCCGCAGCAAACTCAGCCACGCGCAACGCGAACGCGGTGAGCAAGGCCGAGGGTGTGGCTATCGCGAAGGAGCGGCTGAACACAACCATCAGGAACTCGTACTCGACTGCGTTCTCGCAGATGCAGCTCGGCCTGAAGAAGAAGCAGCTCGCGCAGCAGGGCGCAGGCGTATCCGCCGCCGCCCTCGCCGCCCGGGCAGACGTCACGCTCGGGAACGCAGCGACCGGGAGCATCGGGGCAAGTACTACCGCCGCGATCAGCGACATCAATCAGAAGGCACAGGAGGCTCTCGACCTGACGAACTCAGAGTACGAGAACTCTCTGGATCAGCACAATCTGGACCTGCAGATGATGGTACTGAACACGGAGCAGAGCGCCACCGCGCCTCGCCCCATCACGGACGTCGGCCCGAGCACAGGGCAGATGTTACTCGGCGCGGCCCTCGGCGGCGCGGCACAGTTCGCCTCGGGGTACGCAACGCGCAAGATGACCCTCGGCCTCGGCAAGTAAACACTAGGAGCACTCAATGGTAACACGTAAGTACGACGCCCCGGACTTCGGGGTACGGGACCAGCGCACCGCCCTACAGGGGCAGGTGGGTGGCCCGGGGCAAGCCACTGGCGCTGCCATTCAAGTTGGTGACGCCGACTGGCGCGACAACATGCTCTCGCAGTTCGCCCGCCAAGGTGCAGACCACCTTGACAAGATGGCCGACATCGAGTTCAGCAACCTGTACCTCGAAGGGCAGGCTGCGGCTGGTGTTGTCGAGTCAGAGGCTGAGCTGCAGGGGAACTCCCTCACCCGTGACTGGAAAGTCGCCGGGTACCGCGACACGATGGGCAAGCTCGCCCTCGCAGACTCCGAGGCGAAGTTCAACTTAGACATCAAGAAGCTCCGGGAAGGTAACCCGGAGGACCTGCAGAGCTACCTCGCAAAGCGCCGCGCAGAGATCATGCCCGGTATCGCCGGGATGAGCCGCGAGGCACGTGCAGCCGCTACCGGCCAGCTCCTCCTGCAGGACCGCGCCGCAGTTCAGACTTGGACTGCCGAGCACACCGCGTTCATCATCGAGGAGCGGCGGAAAGCCGTGGCCACCCAGCATAGCGTCGCGCTCGCCAGCCTTGGTGAAGCGCAGGCGAAGTTCCGCATGGGTGACACATCCGAGAAGGACTTCAACGCGCACGTGCAGAGCACCGCTGGCACGATGGTAGGTTCGGTGTGGATGGACGCGGCCCTCCCCGAGGACGTGAAGCAGACCATGACGTTCGACATGCTCAAGATGACGCTGATGAACGACTCGACCGAGATGTACGACTTCCTCGCCCAGAACCCGATGCCCGATGGTGAGGGTGGCACGAGCACCCTGCTGTCCCGCCTGCCGATGGAGAAGCAGCAGCAGATCGCAGGCGCGTACCGCGAGGCGCAGTCCCGCACGAACGACCAACGGAACTGGCGCGACCTCACCACGGTGGCAACCATCGAGGCGCACATCCAAGAGAACAAGTTCGACAAGGGGTACGTGGAGCTTGAGCAGACGCTCGAGCCTCTCGTGCAGCGCAAGGTAATCACGGGTGAAAAGGCGGCAGGCATCCTGAAGGCGTTCACCGTGAAGCAGCTACAGACGCAGGCCGGCGCGAACCTGTACCAGTTCGCCCTCACCGGGAACACGCACGGTGCATTCACTGCCGGGGCCACGCAAGAGCAGACCATGAAGGCGCTTGACGAGCACCTCGCGAAGTCTGGTGCAACGCCAGAGGTCCGGTTGAACTCGTACCTCACCGCAGGCGTGAACGGCACTGATGGTGCGTTCCAACGCGCAGGTGAGATGCTCAGCTCGAGCCTCCGCCAAATCCGCCAGCCTGACGGCACTGTGCTCCCGCAGCATAAGCAGGTGTACGAGACTATCTCAGCGGCAGTCACACGCGCCGAAAGTGGGTCGAATCCGAACATGAACGCCCGCATGCAGTTACTGTCGGGCATGAGTGATCAGGACCGCACGTTCCTCACCCGCGTGTGGGCGCTGCAGGAAAAGCCGTGGTCGCGCTCGCTCGACGCTGCACTGGCCGAGGCCGCAGACACCGAGGCACGCGAGAACGCAATGACGCCGGCAATGCGCGCAGCCCTGAACACTGGGGCAGGCGCAGTGATGCAGAAGGCTGTGGGGGACCTCGAGCCTAAGAACCTGTTCGAGTCCGTGTGGGGATCAATCTCCTCCATGTTCAGTGAGGAGGCAGCAGCGGACAAGGGGATCGAGATTCCCTCCCGTATGGGCAAGCGTGACGGCGGGCTGTGGGGCGATAGCCCTGTGGCTGAGAAGTACGTGAAGAACCTCAAGGAGGAACTCACGCTCGCCGGGAGCCGCATCCAGCTCGCGCAGCCGCTCACCGACGCCACCCAGCTCATGATTCTGGCAAAGGCGGATGTGGCGAGCCGCACGATCAAGACGCGGAACGGCCCAATCATCCTGCCGCACAAGGCGAACGCCTCCGAGGTATTCGGAGTGGCTCCGGGCAACGTCTCCCAGATCGGCCCAGCGCTCGACGACATCCTGAAGGAAACCAAGCGGGATTCCCGCTGGCACGTGCAGTACACACACCGGGGCATTCAGGCGACTGAGCTGGACTCGAAGGGAGTTGAGATCGGGAACCCAAGGTACCTCAAGCCGACCGAGGTGGCAAAGGCAGTCGAGGCCCGCGTTAAGGCGGATACCGAGAAGGCTGGCCAAATCTTCGGCAAGGGCCGGGAGCACAGCGCAGGCGGTGCGACGATCCGGTACAACGGGCAGAACACTGTTGGCGTGAACGACGAATGGGTATTCGGTTTCCGCGATAACCTAGTGCGACACGAGGGACTGGTGGGCACGCCGCACAAGGACGCGTCGGGCCGTAAGCACCGCAAGACTGGGCAGCCGCTCATGTCTGTCGGCGTGGGTATCAGCTCTGAGAACCCGCACTACCCGAAGGCAGGCCCTGACGGTAAGGTCTCGAGCGAGGCGATCACCAAGAGCTTCCTAGCTGCGTCTAATGAGGCCGCGCTAAGCGGTCGCAGGGTTACGAATGACTTCAAGCTGAACCCGAACTCCAAGGCTACGTTTCAGCTCCTGTCTGAGCTTGCGTACCACTCAGGCAATTCCTTTGCCACGGCGCAGAAGTCTAAGACGGAGTTCACCCCGACCGCAGTGAAGTACCGCGTGTTCCTGAACGCCCTGAAGAACGGGCACCCGGAGCTGGCAAAAGAGGCGTTCAAGCAAACCGCAGCATGGTATCACAGCGCTGATCCGAAGGCACGTCTCCTCGAGACACGCCGGCAGAGGCATTACTTAAAGCTCATTGACCAAATCTACAAAGGAGAGTAATACATGGCAAAGCAGGACATTACAGGGCCGTTCGGCAGCGCAGTACCCACTGTGGCTCCCGAGGTCCCGGAGGCGGGAGTGGCGGGAGTCATCCCGTTC